GAACTTAAAGTAAATAAACTAACAGGTGTAACGACAGCAGGGTCTATATCTGTTACTGGTGAAGGCAATAGTACAACAACTAATCTGCAACAAGGGTTGGCTAAAGTTTGGGCAAGGGTAGCAGATGAAAATGGCTCATACTTAGACTCTTTTAATACAGCATCTTTAACTGATTCAGCAGTAGGTAAAGCAGTTGTAGTTCTTACATCGGCAATGTCAAATGCAAATTATTCTGTATCTTTAGCTATAGGTGAAAACTTTTCAGAGCCTAATATAAATAGTGCATCAACAAGTAATTATGAAGTTTGGGTTTATGATGAAGGTGCTAGTGCATATAAAGATGTTACCACCCACAGTTCAGCATTGGGAGATTTAGCATAATGGCTAGTATAGGAGAAAACAAATGAGTACATTAAACGTAGATGCACTAGTTGGAAACACCTCTGCTAATGCTATTACAGTTAGAGGTGAGGGTACTGCTACCACTAGTTTACAGCAAGGATTGTGTAAGATGTGGTTCAATGCTGATATGACTGGCACAGCAGGAATGAATGATAGTTTTAACAGTGGAACTTTAACCGACAATGGAACAGGAGATTTATCTGTTGCAATGACTAATAATATGTCAAGCATTGAATACTGTGGTGCAGGTTCTGTAGACACTGGAGGTAGTTTTACAAACGTTGTTGTTATTCGTGATCGTCAGACTTCTTCGATAAGATTAGTTACAAATAATAGTGACAGTAATATCGATTTTGACCCTAGTACATTTCAAATACAGGGAGACCTCGCATAATGGGTGAAATAGATGGGATGCTGTTTTGGAATATTGTCCTATCCCTAATTGTAATTCCATTTGGTTGGGTGTTCACATACCTCGTAAAAGAGGTCAAAAGGCAACAAATATTAATCAATAAAACAAGAGAAGAGATTGCATATAATTATGCAAGAAAAGATGATGTAAGAGATGACATTACAAAGCTAATGGATGCCTTACACAGACTAGAAGATAAACTAGATAAAGTTCTCTCCAAATAAGTTAGGTTACATAAATGATAGATCCTGTCAGTGCATTCGGACTAATTGTGTCCGCACATAAAACCTTGAAAAAATGCGTAGAAATGGGTCGTGATCTATCATCAGCTACAACAGCCATCCAAAATTATGCCAGAGGTGAGGCCGAACTTGGGTTTGGTAAAGAAAGAAAAAAAAAGAAAAGATTGTTTGGCGGTATCATGGATGATGCCATAGATCAGCATTTCAAGGAAGAAGAACAGAAAAGGCTAAAAGACGAATTACGCAGTATGTTCCTTCTTTATGGTTCCGCAGGTCAATGGGAACGTCTCCAAGCTACCATTGCTCAAGCGAGAGCAGAACACAAAAAAGCCTTAGAAGAACAGGCCAAACGTAGAGACTTAATAATCAATTGCACTGTTGGAGTAGCATTAGCATTAATTGGCATAGCTGTAATTGTCTGGTGGGCAAAATATTTAAAAGGTTAATTATGAGCAAACTTATAGATCAATTAAAACGTCATGAAGGCAAAAGACTTTTTCCATATCATTGTAGTGCAAACAAACTAACAATTGCTTATGGCAGAAACCTTGAGGATGTAGGAGTTACTGAAGAAGAGGCAGAGTTAATGCTGTCAAATGATGTAAAGAAGGTACAGGAGCAGTTAAGCGGTACTGACTGGTACAATGGCCTAGATGAAGTAAGAAAAGCAGTTTGCGACAATATGTGTTTCAATCTGGGTTTTGCAGGTTTGAATACATTTCAGAAATTCATTGGTTGCCTGTCAAACTCTGACTATGAAGGTGCATCAAAAGAAATGATTACAGGATCAAATGGCGGTGAATCAAAGTGGGCATCTCAGGTAGGTCAAAGGGCATATGAACTAGCTGAACAGATGCGTACTGGCCAGTGGCAAGATGTCTAAAATATAAGGGAGAATATTTTGATAGGATTAATATCAGCACTAGCACCTATTGTAGGTGACATAGTAAAAGAGGCCATACCAGACCCTGATAAAAAGGCAGAGGCTGAAAACAAGGTAAGGCTTGCATTATTAGAAAACACAAAGCAGATTGAAGCATCAGCAAGCCAGATTATTCTTGCCGAGGCCAAGTCTGAAAGTTGGATTGCCAGTAGTTGGAGGCCAATCCTGATGTTTAATATTACACTGATTGTAAGTGTAAATTATTTAATCTTTCCGCTTATTGAAGTGGCCACTGGTAGCAAGTTAATGATACCCCTGCCAGATGAATTATGGACACTGTTAACAGTAGGTGTTGGTGGATATGTTGTTGGAAGGTCTGGAGAAAAAGTTGCAAAAACTTTGAAAAAACCATAGTATACCAACCACTATACCAACCAGAAGAAAGTGCGAAAAATTATACCAACCACTATACCAACCATTATTTATAATTGGCAGAGTTCTGCGGAAAATAGTCAGGCTCATAACCTGAAGGTCGTAGGTTCAAATCCTACCCCCGCAACCAACTATATCAATAAAATCAATGACTTAGATCACCCTCAAAGACTTCGGTTTTTGGGGTTTTTTTGCGTTTTAAGCCTGATAAGGGTTTGGCTATACCAACCATCGTACCAACCAGTCGTCAGGTTTATTCCATTTTTTTTCGCATATATTCTTGACTTATAGGCATATTATGCTTATATTAGTTATATAACGTTTTGAGGAGACAAAATAATGAAAAAGTTAACAGAACAAGAATTAATTTTCCTTCATGCGGTTTTGAGTTTGGAGCAAGACAAAATTATCAGAGCCAATCATGGTGTTGAACCTAAAAGACGTACAACAGGCATGAACATTAGAACTGGGTATAACAAATTTGTAAAAACAAAAAAAATAATGAAAAAAATAAGTGGAATGATGGAGTGTTATCAATGAAATTAGCATTTATAATTATCCCACATGAAAAGGCATCATCTTACCAGATTGCTAAATATACTGGTCAACTTGGTAAAAAGTTTAATGGCTGTACTTACTATGAGGTAAAAGGCACATGGCATTATGTACACTACAATGCTGAACATACTGAAAGGAATACTTCTACAAAAATTGAAGTAGCAATGGAAGAAAGTCAGACTGATGAGTTTGTCAAAATTGCTACTCAAATACTCAGGGATATTGGATCAAAGCAATTAATGATCCAATTGCCTG